GGTCGCAAATGATGACACTGTTTCTTATTGGGCTTGGTGCGATAGCTGCACTGATCGGGATTACTGTTTGGGTGGATATGCCGCCGATTGATGAGTTTGGTCGTAGGTTGAAAGGGGATAAAGATGGGAACTAAGAAATGCAATAAATGCGGGAAAACAAAACCGTTGTCAGAAATGGATAGACGCAGAGATAAAAAAACAGGGGAGTTTAAATACTTGTCTTGTTGCAAATCCTGCAAGTCGGAATATCAAAACCAGTACATCCGAGAAAATCAAGATGAAATCAACCGAAAACAACGCGAACGGACAGCAAGAATTAGAAAAGAGAAGAGGAAAGAGCAGGCGAAGCATGAACCATGCAAGCCGGTGTACGTTGAGCCTAAGTCTAGAGTTTGCAAATGCTGCAAACAAGAGAAACCGATTAGCAGCTTTTATCAAAAATATCCAAACCGTGACGGTAATTGGGTATATGACTGGAAGTGCAAAGAGTGCAAAAGAGCGGCGTACAGGGCGAAACACGGAAGCAACGAATGGAGTAATCCGCGTGTCCGACCAAAAAAAACCGAACGTGTGGGATTTGACGTGTATGCCTAGAGTCTTGAGCGTTGAAGAAACCGTCAATCTTTCAAACGAAGCATTCCCCTTGTTGGACAACCAGTATTGGAAAGCAGGCGAGGCGCAGAAGATTTATAAACAATTCGGCATGGAATGGAGCTATTTATGAAACTTGGAGTATTTCTGATTTGCGTATCGGTTGTTGTGTTGGCGATTGGGTTTGTCGAATGGGTCGCAAAGAAAGTACGCAACCAAGATGATGATGATTGGGGTGGGCATTGGCCGTATTAATCCCGATTGCGCAAATAGTAGAGGCGGCGGGAAGGGCAAATGTTCTTTCCCTGCCATATCCGATTAGCACTAACCGTTATTGGCGAACGTTCAGAAACCGTCAAATCGTCAGCAAAGAGGCGGTGGCATATAAGGCGAGGGTTGCCGTCATCGCCGCTAAGAACGGTATCAAGCCGACCGCTAAGACGGTAAGTCTGACGGTGCAGCTAATCCCAAAGGCGAATAAAGACGGGTCAGCAAGCAAAGTCTGTTTGGATTTAGATAATTGCCTGAAAGTCTGCCTTGACGCGTTACAGGGCATCGCCTACGAAAACGACAATCAGGTCAGACGTATTGTTGCCGAGTATGGCAGTGAGCCAGTAGCAGGTGGTGGCTTGGTGGTAAAGGTTGAGGAGTTGGAATGAGCGCAATACGAAAAGCGGCAAAAGGGGAAGATTGCACACTCAATATCGCAGGGGTGTGCAATTACAACCCTGAAACAGTGGTTTTATGCCATTTCCCAAGCGAAACGCACGGCATGGGGCTGAAGAGTAACGATTTATCGGCAGGTTTTGGGTGTAGCTCCTGCCACGACGTGATAGATGGTCGGTCGCATATCAAGTTGAGCCGCGAAGACAAAGAGTTTTATATGCGGCGGTCGCAGTTCAGAACGCTTTTAAAGCTGATAGACAAGGGAATCGTTAAATGCAAAGCGTAGCGTACAAGCTGACGAAAGACAACAAGCGGCCACTGATGACGACCATCTACAACAATCTAGGCGTGTGGCTGGAATCAAACGCAGAGCTTGAAGTTTGCATCAGGCCGTACAAATCAAAACGGAGCATAGAGCAGAATAGGCGGTTATGGAAAATCTACGGCGAATTAGCAGATAAAGCATGGGTTAACGGCAGGCGATACAGCGCGGAAACGTGGCACGAGTATTGCAAAGGAATGTTTCTAGGCTATGAGTTAAAGGCCATGCCGGACGGCACAGAAGTCAAAACGCCGATAAGCACGACAACGCTAAACACGGCAGAAATGACAGACTATCAAAACCGCTTGCAGGCGTGGGCGGCTGGAAACTTCGGGTTAATTTGGGAATTTTAAGGGCGAAAATGTATTACACGGTTGAGCAGGTATTGGCGGATGTTTATAAAATCAGGGGCGTGAGAATGGAGCCGATGAATAACACGGCTTCAGTCATGCGCTGGTGTGAATTTAAGGGTGTTACTGGTGGCGGTGGAGATTTAACGCAGGCAGAAACCCACGCAAACGCCGCGATGATTATTAGCCGTATTGAGCGCGTATTGAATCGGCACGAGCTTGCAGTCGTGGAGTGTAAATACAGCGAGGATTTGAGCGGGATTGTGGATATAACCGCCTATATCGAAAAACAAAACAACGGCGTGAATTTGCTGATATGTGATGCGCTGGTGTCGAATATCTTGAGGGAAGTTCCGAAGCAGGTGGAGATTATGGACAAGTACGATATTAGTAAAATGACATTATGGCGACACTCGAAAAAAGTAAGTCAACAAATTGCCAAACTAGAAGAGTCCATTCAAATAAAACTCTATGACGAGTTTAAACACTGTGGCATAATTTAATAACACTCTTTATCACAAAAAGGAAAACAACATGAAGAAACTATTACTGACTGCCATTGTTGCAGGATTGCTGACTGCTTGTGCAGCGGCGATTGAGCCAAGCCAACAGCAACTAGCCGCTGCGACCTATCCAGACCCAATGCCGCCAAGCCAGTTTGAAAAAGCAATCAAAGAATGGGCGGTTGATAATCTTGTTGACCCTGATTCGATGAATATTCGCAGCATTGATACAACACCAGCGCGTAAAGGTTGGATTGCGGTTTGTACGAAAATTGACCCGTCTATGGGTAATTGCATGACGCGTATGTTTTACTTTGGACATATCTTCAATGCGCGTATTAACGCAAAAAATCAGCATGGCGGGTATACCGGCTTTAAAGACTACGCCTTTGTTGTGCGTGGCGACCAAATCAGTTACGGCGTTGAAACTGAAAAAATTTCTAATATGAAATTGTTCTAATCTGTTGACATGATGTTACCTTTTATGTACAATTATGCTATAGTTTGGAAATAGCTATATAAACCGCCTTTATAGGGCGGTTTTTGCATTTCAAGATAGCCTGTGATTCAGGCAGAAAGTTAACAAAGCGCGGTGCGAGTGAGACGCGGTTGCCCGACCTGAATGGTTGTCATGCCAAGACAGACTATAAAGCGGTTCTTGCACTTCGCCCTATGCCTTGCTGGTGTAGGGCGTTCCATTTTTCCTGTGAGTCGAGTGTGTTTTGCCGTCTAATTCTGAGAGGGGCCAGAGTTAGACGGTTTCTTTTTTTGAGGAGGGTTTATGAGCGACACAAAACGCAAGCTAGGTCGTCCAACGGATTACACAAAAGACATGGCCGATAATATATGCGAAAAAATATCAGGCGGATTGAGCTTGAGAGCTATTTGTGCTGAGGCTGGAATGCCTGCACGTGGCACTGTTTATCGTTGGTTGATTGAAAACGCTGATTTTCAAGACCAATACACGCGCGCGCGAGAGAAACAAGCGGATTACTTCGCTGAAGAAATTATCGAGATTGCCGACAGTGCAGAAGCAGAGAGCGCGGCAGTTTCAAAGGCAAAATTGCAGATAGATGCCCGAAAGTGGGCGGCCTCCAAGATTGCGCCGAAGAAGTACGGCGACAAGCAAGAAATTGACGTTAAATCTAGCGATGGCAGCATGAGTCCATCTGTACGGCTTGATGCTGAAGAGTTTCGCAAGATTGCTGAAGACGTTTTGGAAAAGGTTTAGCATAAAATGCTAATCATAAGAGGGGCTATATTGCCATTTTTAAGCAATTTTCCAAAGGAATTTAGAATAAAATGGCACTAGAGCAATTCAATGAGACTGAAATTTCGGTAATCCGCGATTTAAGCTCAATCAATCTGTACATGTTCACGCGCTGGATGTTCCGTGAGTGCCGTGGCTATCAGTGGACGCAGGCGAGACACCACGCCCTAATCTGTAACGCGCTTGAGCGTGTTTTCAATGGCAAGACAAAACGCCTGATTATCAACATTCCGCCGCGATACTCTAAAACGGAAATTGCGGTTGTGAACTTCATTGCGTGGGCGATGGGGCGTGCGCCTGATAGCGAGTTTATTCATGCGAGCTATTCGGCGACACTGGCGGTCAATAACTCAGTGCAAATCAGAAACCTGTTACAGCATGAAGAGTATCGGGCGATTTTCCCCGGCGTGGAGCTTGCGAGCGAGAGTAGCCATCACTGGAAAACGACTGCCGGCGGCGTGATGTACGCAACAGGTACAGGCGGTACGATTACAGGTTTCGGCGCTGGTAAGCACCGTGAGGGCTTTGGCGGGGCGCTAATCTTAGACGACCTACATAAGGCTGACGAAGCCCGAAGCGAGGTTAGACGACAGAACGTTATTGACTGGTTCCAAAATACGCTTGAATCTCGTAAAAACAGCATTGACACGCCTATTGTCGTGATTATGCAGAGATTGCATGAGAAAGATATTGCAGGCTGGCTGCTTGATGGCGGCAACGGCGAGGAGTGGGAACACCTTTGCTTGCCTGCCATTCAGGAAGACGGCACAGCGTTATGGCCTGAAAAGCACGATATTGAGACGTTGCGCCGAATGGAACAAGCCGCTCCATATGTGTTTGCCGGGCAGTATTTGCAAAAACCTGCGCCGCCTGATGGTGGTACGTTTAAGCCTGATAATCTGCAATTTGTTAAGGCATTGCCCGCTGGAAATATCAGATGGGTTCGCGCGTGGGACTTGGCCTCAACAGCGAACGATGGCGACTATACGGCTGGCGGCAGGCTTGGCATTACTGAAGATGGTCGGTACATCATCGCAAACATTGTGCGCGGCCAGTATGGCGCGGATGAGCGAGACAGAATTTTGAAAAACACGGCGCAAAAAGACGGCGTGAAAACAAAAATATCTATCCCGCAAGACCCTGGGCAGGCCGGCAAGTCGCAAACCCTATATTTAACCCGTCAATTGGCGGGTTTTTCTGTATCTGCCAGTCCTGAATCGGGCGACAAGGTAACACGAGCCGAGCCATTCGCGGCACAGGTTAATATCGGTAACGTGATGTTATTGGATGACGGCACATGGGATACAGATGCGCTGATTTCAGAAATGCGGATGTTCCCAAACGGTCAGCATGACGACCAAATCGACTGCTTGAGCCGCGCCTTTGGCGAGTTACTAGACACCCGAACGGGCATGATTGATTACCTGCGGTCGCAGGTTGAGGCAAACAAATGAGTAAAAAGACACCTTTATCACAAGGCTTTATTGCCCGTGTGGCCGCTGGTGTCCGTTACGCCTTTACCGGTAACGCGGACGGGTGGTTTGACGCAGGCGAGCCTTTAGCCCCTGTCGCACAGCAGGCAGAGGGGCGGCGGTTCGACTATGAGCCGTTCTACAACGTCGGGCATTCTAAGCCGCGTGAACGCGAGGCCATAGGCTTTGCACAATTACGCGCCCTTGCCGATAACTACGATGTGCTGCGTTTGGTTATTGAGACGCGCAAAGACCAAATGGAGTGCCTGAAATGGACGATTCAAAAGCGCGACGTTGAATCAACCAAAGACAACGAATCGCAGCGAAAAGACCGAAAGGTCGATGAAGCGATCGCATTTTTCCAATCGCCTGACAAGGAGCATACGTGGGCAGACTGGTTGCGTATCTTACTGGAAGACCTATTCGTTATTGATGCGCCGTGTATCTACCCGCGTAAAACACTGGGCGGCGACTTATTCGCCCTTGAAGTGATAGACGGCGCAACAATTAAGCGCGTATTGGACAATACAGGCCGCTTGCCAGCACCGCCTGAAACGGCGTATCAGCAAATCTTGCACGGTATGGCGGCGGTTGACTACACGGCTGAAGAATTGATTTACCGCTCACGCAACAATCGAAGCTACAAGGTTTACGGTTACTCGCCCGTTGAGCAAATCATCATGACCGTGAACATCGCCCTGAAACGGCAGCTTCACGCGCTTGAATACTACACGGCTGGCAGCGTGCCTGATTCTTTGGTCGGTGTGCCTGAAACGTGGTCAATGGAAGACATTAAGCGATTCCAAGAGTATTGGGATTTGCTGTTGTCAGGCGAGACGGCGGAACGGCGTAAGCTGCGTTATGTGCCGGGAGAATTGGCCAGAAACTTTAAAGAGACCAAGCAGCCGCCGTTGAAAGACGTTTACGATGAATGGTTGGCGCGTGTCGTCTGCTTTGCGTTTAGTGTTGAGCCTACGCCTTTTGTGGCGCAGGTAAACCGAAGCGTAGCAGAGACGAGCCGTGAACAGTCGTTGTCCGATGGTATGAGCAGTCTGAAAAACTGGGTAAAAGCCCTGATTGATGATGTGCTTGCCCGATACATGGATATGGCGGCTTATGAGTTTGTTTGGAAGGAAGAGGAATCACTCAATCCGAAAGAACAGGCTGAAATCTACGCTATCTACAAAAACGCAGGCATCTTGACCGCTAACGAAATCCGCGCCGAACTGGGTAAGGAGCCGTTACCGGAGCAGGTGCAACCTGAACCGAATCAGCAAGACGGTCAACAGCCTGAAGAACAGCCGAATCAAGAGGCTGAAAAGCTGGGAAAGTCGGAAAGCCCGATGAGCGAAGACGAAGCCGCCGCGCTTATTGAGGCTTATTTGCTGACACGCATTGACGGCTTGGCTGAACAGATTGCCGCGCTGATTGATGGGGCGGCTGTTGACTGGCAGACCGATGACCTGACCGCCGAACTGAATCGGGTAGCGAAAATCGTTACCGACGGTTTGGATTTTGGCGAGTGGTCGGGCTTGTCTGATGTGGTCGAGCCTATCATCAGGCGAGCAGCGGAAGACGGGGCGGTTGCCGCCTTGTTGCATGTTATGCCTGACCCTGCTGTCGGTATGGTTACGAATATTCGCAGCCGTGCCGTAAAGTGGGCGCATGACCGCGCCGCCGAAATGGTCGGCATGAAGTGGGTAGGCGGCGAGCTTATCCAAAATCCTGCCGCCGAATGGCAAATCACAGAGGGAACGCGCGAAATGATACGCGCCCAAGTGGTTGAGGCTATGCGAAACGGCGACAGCGTGCAGGAATTGGCAGGCCGTCTGAAAGAATCTCACGCTTTCAGCAATACCCGCGCCCGAACTATTGCCCGAACTGAGACGGCGATGGCGGACGGCATGGGCAACCTGATAGGCTGGGAAGAGACCGGACTTGTTTCCGGCAAGCAGTGGCTGACCGCTGAAGACGATAAAGTGTCAGAAATTTGCAATACCAATGGGGATATGGGCGTTATTGGACTGCATGAGCATTTTGCGCATGGTTCGCTGACGATTCCAGGTCATCCTAATTGCAGATGCACGGTTATCCCTGTTTTGGCAGAGGATATGCCTAAATCTTGATTCCTTTGGGTAAAGTGAGTGTTTGCCGCCTCTTCATGGGGCGGCTTTTTTTTGGAGCAACGAATGGCGAAGTTATACGCAGAAATTGCCAAGATGGAGGCGCAGGACGACGGCACTGTCAAAGTTTGGGGGTACGCCTCAAGTGAAGCGGTCGATTCGGACGGCGAAATCATCGCGGCGGAAGCAATGAAAGCGGCTATTCCCGACTATATGAAGTTTGGTGCAGTGCGTGAAATGCACGGCTCAACCGCAGCGGGGACGGCTATTGAGATTAACGTAGAGGACGATGGGCGCACATTCTTTGGGGCGCATATCGTTGACCCTGTTGCGGTTACGAAAGTCAAAACAGGCGTTTACAAAGGTTTTTCAATCGGCGGCAGCGTTACCGCCCGCGATGAATTGAATAAGTCTCAAATCACTGGCTTGAAGCTGACAGAAATCAGCCTTGTTGACCGCCCTGCAAATCCTGACGCGGTGTTTACCTGCTACAAGGCAGACAAACCGAAAGACGAGGAAGAGGCGGATAAGAATGAAGA